TACCCGAGCATCACGGTAACAAAGTCGTTCCATGATATATACTGACCATAAGGCTCTCCACTAGCATTCTTTGGCTCATCCCAAGGAACGGCATTTACAATCGTTGCTTCACCAAGCTCTGGATATATGTCATCAAACTCATGAATCTCTACACTAGGCGTAAGAGCATTGAACGGATTGGGATATGACTGCGGCGCATCATAGTAGTCTACAATCTCTATTTGTGGATTGTAGCCTGTTGCACGTGGGTTTACCTTTTTGTTTACAGTATCTACATACACAGACGGCATAAGCCTAGAGCGTGTGAAAGGATGCTTAATAAGCCGCACCTTTACACCGCCGACAATACCATCGTAGATAGGGTACGAATTAGGATTTGTCGGGTCATTGTAAGTGTCATTCCATGTCTGGTCGCCTGTCCACACAATTTGAGGATATCCATAAGGAACGTTTCTTTCGGCACCAGCACCGACAACGCGCGTTACTATCTTGTTGTTCCTCGGTGTGCGCGAATTATTTTTTAAACCGACTCCCTTTCCAAACTTAAAAACAAACACTTCACCGTTTTCGCCATAAATTTCATTAGACGGTAAACCAAAGATTATTTCATAGTTTTTCCCGTAACCAATTGCGCTTCCAGCAGAAAATGTAACGTCTGCGTTGCTCCAAAAAGCGTTTCCAGACACAGCATCGTAAAGGCCAACATCATTAGTACTATTCATGCAAGGAATAAGATGAAGAACAAGTTCGTCTCCGTTGTATATCTTGCTATAATATATCCTATTATCATCTGCAATGACTGACGGCAAGTTGTTCAAAAACAAAAACAACGGGGATTCTTCACCAGACACAAGTTGTCTTATTTCCTCTATCTTGACATATTCAAGCCTTTTGTATGCCATTGGAAGCATGCCATCGTAGTTTATTATTATGAATGGAACTTCCCAAGTGTCATACGCATTTTTCAAAGCATCTGCAATAGTGTTTTTATCAAAAGAAAGCACCTCGCTTAACTCGCTTGCCTTAGATGTTGCCGAACTAGGCTTATACATGGCATGCCACTGTGTACCTTCAAGGTTTGCATTTATCTTTGCGATAAAGTCTTGTAGTCTGCCTATCCAACTAAAAGTCTTGCTCTGCGAAAGGTATTTTTCTTCGCTATTATTAACAGCTATGTCAGAAAAAGGGAGGTTTGAAAGAATGTACATCGGATGATGGAACACAAAGGAATATTTGGTCATTCCTTTGAGGTCTCCGTTGTCGGAGACCATGCCTTCGCGTACTATTGTCGGCGGGCTTACAAGTTGGTAGTGTACGCCTTCGTAAACAATATACTCTTGCATCGTCACAACAAGAGTGTTGTCCTTGTAATAAACATCACCAGTTATCTTGTCTCCGAGCGACATGACAACACTTTCATAAGATGCCTTGCGTATTACAAGGTTATGAAAAGAAGTGCCATCTGCATTGTATATTGGAAATGCTATATTTAGCCCAGTTTTTTTTTCCGCCATTGTTTTTTTTGTTTAAATTTACTAATATGTTTTTTATAAAGAGGAGCTTTCTGGTGCTCCTCTTTTATCTATCTGTTAGCTCGTAGCATCATCGTAGAACAGATGTTCATTACCAATCATTATTACTACAACATATTCCATATCTATAGAGACTAACCAAACGGCCTAACCATTACGTACTGACTTATTACAATAACTCAATGCAGATCCTTAAACTCAGCAAGGAGTCTTCCTCCTGCTGAGTTAACTACATTAGTCCTTTCGTATAAACCAGCTTCTCATTTAATTTTCACAACCCGCTTAAAACTAAGGACGTGTAATATTGATATATCCATTAGCATCAGACGTCTTAAATGAAACTCTAAAACTATCTGCTCCAGCAGCTATACCAGCATTGATTACAGTCGAATCAATAGTAAACACACCATTTCTACTTTGGGCAGTACCACCACCCTGAACATGGTAGACAGCAGTTTGAACCGATGAATTACTGTTGAAAAAGGACACTTTTGACAAATAAGTATTGTCCATTCCATTCACCTCAATAGCAGTAGCACCTTCCAACATAATTGCAGGAGAAACGGAATATGGATTATTGTGTTCTATATCTCCTGTATTTTTGTTTAATGCTCTTAAAGACATATATCCTTCTGCATTAACAATGTCCTCCCAAGAATAGTTATTTTTGGGCTCTCTCTTTTGAAAAACAAGATTTGAATTTTTTAATATGATTTTCATAATTGTAAATTTTATTTAGTTTAACGATAATAATTCTCCTACCCATGCTTCAGCTAGTTGCTTATAACCAATAACACCAGGATGAACGTAATTTGTATGTGCTTTAAATGTTTCAGAAACATACTTGGACGTCCTGTAGTCTGCCAAATCATAGCCGTAATATCTATCCAATTGTGCGCAGACACTTGAAACCCTGATATTAGGATAGTCTTCATTATTAGCATACTTTTCAAGTAGCATTTTTCTGTAACTCCACATAGAATTATGGTATGCTATAGTATCTTTGAACGCACCACCATTAGTTCGTGTACCACTGATAGTATTTCCGTTAGTTGTGCCAAGGCTTATCAGAACAATAGTATCAGGATTGTCCGTAATAAATGCTCTGTAAAGCTCCTGAATGCTATTTTCAATGCTATTCAAAGGCATTCCATAGTTTGCGTCATTCACAAGTAGCTGAAACACCACTATATCTATTTTTGCAGATAGGTTTATAGCTGAACGATAGTTAGCAATATCCAATTTGTTAGCTGTAAAATTCCAAAATGGATTATATCCCTCAAAAGTTGCGCTGTCTATTATAATTGTATTGTCGCCAGAACCTGAAACCTTTGACAAAGTACCCGATGGAATGGGGGCACCGTTAGAATAGCTTAAAGCTATATTTCCACTTCCTGAAGCATCTATATTTGTTTCAGCTATTGTGTACCGATTATTGTTTGCATCCTCATAAATAGAGCCCCTTGATAAACTAACAACATTAGATACAAATACTCTATATTGCGGTCTTCCTTCACTGGAGTAGTCATAAAATCTCCAACCGCCCCTTGCTTCATATTTCTTTCCGTCAACATCACCCATTGAGCCTACAAACACAGGAATAATACCACCAAGTTCTTCAGTCCTATCAATTATACCTCTTGCTGTACCAGCACCAAGACTGTCACCAACGAATAGAATTTTCTTAGCAGAAGAGAAAGATGCGTTAAGAACAACAATTGTAGAAGTCTTATCTATCACCAAATCATCATTCATGTTGTACACACGAGTTCTTAAAGAATGGGAGCCTATATCACCTGATGTAGGCTCAAGTTTATAAAATCTATCACTTACTATACCAATATTACAATTCCATAGCACTTTATAATTAAGCGGAGACATCAATCCTCTGTCTATAGATTTTACAATAGAATCTGCATAAATACACAATTCAGAGCCAACAAAAGTGTAAATGGTATCTGTAAGACAAAGTATTTCTTCCTCTTTTTCGGGAATTAATGGTGTTCCATCAAGATGAAGGAAATCTTTTGCTTTTATGCCATAACTGCCAATAGCAGCATAAGTGTCAGTCTCCGCATCGTTTGTAAATATTTGTTCTTCACCTGGGTTGCCACCTATAATCCTTTCCGTTTCAATATGATTGGTTTTTATCTCCTCGCATTCTATTGTACCATCGGGTTTTACTGCGGCAACTATATCACCCTCATTTGTTTCAAATGCGATCTCATCATCACTTGTTTGGATTGTTTGCTTTTGTATTTCAGAGTATATTTTTAGTCTATTATACACTCCCCCTGACTTAACCAAATTATTACTCCCAGCAGCTGGCTCATCATCAACTCCCTGCCAGTCAGCAACATTAGCACTAAATTCGTCAGCCATCAGCCTATACTGTACATATGCAGAGTTATTGTCAGAACTCTGTACATATTTAATGCTCATGCCACCCTTCTTATAAGCAGTAGAAAGAGCATTCATGGCAGTCAGTGCTGCGCTAAGACTTTCGTAGGTATCGCCAGTTTTAGCACTAACATCAAAAACGCCATCGCCACCTCCGCCTGCTACATTATTGGCCATGTAATTAGTTCCGTCATAGTAAACTTCGATGGTCTCTCCTGATTCCCAAGTGTTAGCGGAAGAAGCTCTCAATCCAGCGTAGTAAAGCGGTTTTGCGCCAGTGCTATTAATGTTCAGAGTGGCATTATTAGCAGTATTGTCATTTGTCATTTTTATCTTAATACTACCCCCCGTCGAAAGCACAAAACCTGCCGCATTTATCGTCTTTGCTGCTGTATTTGCAGCTGTGTCGCATACAAAATAGCCTATCTTCGTGTAGTATTCAGCTGGATTAAATATATCAGTCAGCGGAATGCTAATCGGCGACTTCCCTGCGTCTGTATTAAACGTGATAACAAGGTTTCCATTGGATACCGCTACATTGCTAACCATGCCATCCACAATAAACGGAGTGGCATCAATCTGACAAATGACCACGTTGTCTTTGTTCTTAAACACAATCTTTTGGCTAGAAGAGTCGTAAATGCCGCTTGCTATTGCACTTGCGTCTTTTAGATTGTAGTTTACGTTGTTGATTTGTATCGTACTTATATCCATAGCTTTTATTTAAAAATTAATGTTTCATCTTCGACGGAAATCGCTGGGCTATTTCCGTTTCTTATTTCAAATTCGCTTGCATCGCCATTAGAGAGAGTAATGCGTACTATATTCACGCCTCCGCTTATGTCAGACGTCTGTACTTGTTCGACTGACGCGATTCCTACCCCATTATCCCCCTTGTCTCCTTTGTCTCCTTTGTCTCCCTTATCTCCTTTTGCGTAGAAAAAAACAGCCGCATCGAGCGTATATGTTTCTGCATTAAACTCAACACCTGCTTCGATGCCAGCATCTGCGGTTGCATCTACAATTTCTATAACATTCCGCTCTTTAAACCTAACTGGCTCTGAATTTTCGTCATGTGCAAGAACTTCTATATGGTACGTACCCACCCTAACATCCGTCCCTGTTTTTATTAGGGCAACATTGCCTTCAATCAGTGCATCATATTCGTATCTTATAAATCCAACTCCGACAAGAATAACTTTTGTCGGATAATTCATATTCGGGTAGAAGTCGTTTTCTATTTCCGTTTCTCTTCCTTCGGAAATCGTTCTTATCCTTATCGTCAAAGGTATTGCAAGCTTCATTACGTTGCCATACACATGTCTTATTTTTTCCATATCTTATTTTTAATTTTATATATAAAAATCAAAAAAACGCATAGTAATGATAGGTAGCACCACTTGGGGGTGCGTTCTTTTACAATGGTTACTTTTTTTACCTCTGTGTGTATCGAGTCACGCAACACCGTGTCTGTATGGTGAACAATCCTGTCCTTATATACCGTCTTCTCCACATACTTGGTATCGTAGACAGTATCTCCTTTTTGGAATATTGTATGATAGATGCTGTCATGAACATCATTTATTAATGTGTCGTGTTGCACGGAGTGTACGTACTTTACAACTTCCCTGTCAACATATTCTATCTTTGATTTTGTGGCGCAAGAAGAGAGCAAAAAGCACATGGCAATGATGATGAACGTCATAGTGCCACACCCAAGACGATATTTCTCGCCTTCGTCTTTTATCTTCCTGTATTCCTCCGCGCCCATCATATCGACCGATATTCCTTTGTTGCATCAAAGCTAGGGCACGCCTTGTTTGCAAAGTCCCTATGTCCATAAATCTTTGCCGTTGGATAAAGTGTACGCAGCTTGCGTAAAGTAATCTCTAGGGCGGCTCTCTGCGCGTTTGTGCGCGTATCTTTTGCGGTTTTGCCATCAGCGGCACACCCACCTATGTAGCAAATGCCAATTGAATGTGCATTATGCCCCGTGCAGTGCGCACCGCTAATGTTTACATTGCGTCCTTTGTGAACGCTGCCATCACGATACACTACGTAGTGATAGCCTATCGTGGTGAAACCGCGCGCCTTGTGCCAATTCGTAATGTCAGAAACGGTAAAGTCCTTGCCTTCTGGTGTCGCGCTGCAATGCACAATAATTTCTTTTATTGTACGACGTGACTTCGGGTAAGATGTTCCAACAGGTCTGTTGAATATCTTATCCCAAGTCTTTTCACCCACGATACCATCCTCTTTAAGACCGTTCTCACGTTGGAATGTACGAACACCCTCTTCTGTGAGTTCGCCAAAGATTCCATCGGCAAAAAGATTAAGCGCAAACTGCAACTTCTTTACATCTTCGCCACGGCTACCTTTTTTCAATATCTGCATTTTGTTCCTTTTTGCGTTTACCAGTAATTGCATCTAGCTGACGGCCTTGTCTTGCCACTTTTTCGCGTAGCTCGGCAATTATGTCCTCGAACTTGTTGATTTTCGCACGCAGCATGTCATTTTCGGCACGCAGCTTGGTGTTTTCTTCCCTAAGAAGATTCCTGTCATTACGGATGTATTCACAAGACTCTTTGAGGTCTTTTATTGTTGTTTGATACACCTCCTGCTGTGATTTCCATCCGTCCGCTTCTGCTTGTGTAGCCTCACCATTTGCCTTTCTACGATAGGCACGATAAGTGAACAACCATCCCGTGCCAAGCAGGAGCGTCAATATTGATAATATAAATTCCATCCACCCCATGATGCTAATTGTTTATTTCAGGCACTTCTACCTCAATTTTCTCTTCGTTATCACGTACGATGTCGTTGCGATTGTTGGCCATGTTGTTGGCTTTTTCTGCCGACTGCTGTGCCGTTTTGTCGTTGCGGCTTATAAGTGAACCACGTTCCGCTTTGACACGCTCAACTTCGTCTGGTGCTGCATCAGGACAGCGTTCGACTACGGTCTGTGTGGAGAGATACGGAGCTTCCATCATCAAGTTTATGAGCTTCGTATTGTTTGTTTCAAGTGACCAAGGAACAATCTCAGCACCTATCCTTACCTTTTGGTACTTTCTCTGCCCGCCGTTTTCTAGGTCAAGACCTTCTTGATGCAGGTACACCATGTCATTAACATAGCGTTGCCATGAAAGTGAGGACTGGACGGCAAGAGAATAGTCGTTTGACATCGCAAGTGCTATGCCATTGCCTCCGCTGTTCGATGTAGTGATGTCCTTTGGAGTGATAAACGATGTCGAACTAAAGAGGGAAATCTTTTCTTCAAGTGTCTTCAAGTACCCGTCCATTGTTTGCGGCTCTGGGAACTTTAGCACCTCGGCCGACTGCTTGCCATTTGTGGTGTCGCTAGAAAGATTGATAATCAAAGTGCTTGAATCGCGCTTAAAGGAATCGGTGTCCATTTCGCCAGTAAACACAAGAGCAAATGTTCCAAAACGCTTTAGTGCTATGGCTTGAATATTTGCCATAAGCTCCCACATTTCAATGTTGCTTTCGGCATATTCCCATGCTACAGCACCGCGATTGGTGAGCAACGGGCAACGACTAAAGCCATGTTTCTCGACTTGAATGCTCCATCCCTCACTTGTCTGTGCGCAGCGGTAATGCTTGGTTGCGTCATAAGTGTCGATAACGACCTTTCCATCAATCTCATAGCACAAAGAACGTGCTATTTCAGTTCCGTATTCATCATAATTTGGAACTATCTGGTAGCCGTCCTTGTAGCTAAAGTTGTCAATAGTATACCTATTGGTACTCTTGTCGAAACTGAATAACGTAGCGCAGTTTCCAAGCTTTTTGCATGTGCTTATAGCCTTGTACTTAAACCACTCACATTCGCGCCACATCCATTCCTTTTTGATTTCGCCAAAGACCTTCCTTTCGTTGTCATCAGGCTCATCGCTGCAAAGGTTGAACTCTAGCTTGTTTGCTGCAAGATTGCGAACATGAGCGGAATGAATCAACTTCTGAAATGCGGCCGTCTGTGTAAGCTCCATCGTACCTTGCGGCAATGGGCATCCATCAATGACAATCTCAATGTGTGGGATAATGCGGTTGAGGATTATGTGATGGAGCGACGGGTCGTATTCCGTGATGTAGGTGTCCTGTGAAATGGGATTCAGACTAAGATTGGCAAAGCCAGTCGCTAGCGTGCTGTTATTCAGGATTTCGTTCCCTTCGTAGCCATGTAAGTTTATGTGACCGCCGCGCGTGAAAGGTTTCATTTGCATCAACCGCGTCGGGTCTTCCATATACCAGCTTATACTCTTTTCTCTTATCATATTGTACTAAGTACTTTAAGTATGTCAGTTGCGTTTCTTATCTTCTTCACGCGATTAATACGCGTATCAACATTTTGTTCGCCATTGACGTTTAACAGCGCGAGCATGTCGCTCGATTCAGCTTTCTTCTTCATCACGCCAGCATCCTCTCGCAGCATTCTATGGCAGTCGTAGATTGTTCCCGCACAAAGCAGTATAATGTTATCCATAAGGTCGGGTGACATTCCTTTCAATAGGGTTTTCATCTTTTCCTTATCCATCATAAGGATGCGTCCGTTGGGTGTCTTCCCGAATTGGAATATCCTGCTTTCAAAAATCATGTGTCGCAATATTGTCGTGCCTCCTTCGCGCTTCATGTTCTTGTGGTCATAGTGCATTTGAGCAAGGCGCGGCTCGTAGTGTATAAGCCCGCTTTGAATCATTTCAAGTGCCACATGGCCAGCCTCGTCTTTCATTGTGCGGAACTGTGCCTTTCCCCTATTTGAGGTTTGCCCAGCACCAGAAACAAATATCGCGCGCGGGAAGCAGTCGCGCAGGAATCCGAATCCCTGAACATCAAGAATCATGTCACGTTCCTGCAAGTTGTGCTTGTCGCGGAAATGTATTGCCATCATTACGGCTTCACGGTTACTATTCTGTGTGGAATACTTTATGTCCCTACAAATAAAGCCGTAATGAGACCATAACTCCCAATACTTTAACGTAAGATTATCAAATCCTGTCGTGGCCATATCCATCGTCATAAAACGCTTTACTACAACAGAGTCGCGCGGAACTTCCATCGGACGGAACATGCGCTCGACATCCATCTTACTAAGCTGAACATTTGTAAGGTCTTCATCTTTGTTCTCGTCGTCCGTGATGCTATAGTTCCAGTTCTCGTTGTATGCCGATGCTGCCGTTGAAGCGTTTGCAGCAAGTCCCCTATATCCCTTGTTCTTTGCCAGCATCTTTTTGTTATCACGGACGCTGAACGTATAAAACACCATCGAAAGAATAAAATCTTCGTAGGTCATATCGGGGTCTTGTGCGACAAGCGAGTCGATATGGTCTTTGCATTTTTCGTACACCTCGCGTTTTGTGCGACCAAAGTAGGTCTTTTCCACATCACCCTCTTGCATATTGAAATACATAACGACACCATCCATTGACTTATCAACAGTGCCGTCATCATTTATCCACCCGCCGCCATGTTCTCCTTTTCCGCATAGCTTACGGAGGAAGCATTCACGTTCAGGGTTTTGTGCAAGGAATATCTGTGCTTTACCGCTTGAATCACTACGCAAGCGAGGCATAAAGGCTGTGATTGTTCTCCAAAGAAACTTGTTGCTCTCGTCAAAGATTAGCTTTTTAGCCTGTAAACCTTTGGCGATTTTATCTATGATGATAGGGCTTTCGTTGTCAAGCTGCTGAAACTTTATCTCGCTGCCATTGTAGAGCTTCAAGCCCATGTCCGTCTGGTTTCGTATTATCTCACCAATGGGGTCATGTGGCTGTTTCTTTACAGAGCGGTCTATCAAGGGATACATTGTTTTCAGCGTATCATTCACTTTGCCTGCTCCCCAAAAGTCCGAAACGTTACGCATAAAGCAGACAATCTTTGCATTGTCGTTCATGGCAAGATATTCCATTGGAGCATAGTACAGAGCGTATGATTTTCCGCCGCCAGTACCGCCAGTAAGCACGACAATATCTGCGTTGGAGCGAATGGCATACTTTTGGTTGCCATCCTCCAAGGGGGATAATACTATGTCGTTTCTCTTTCTGGCCATTGCGTATCTCTTAACAGGTTTCTTTTTGCAAAAGTAGACATTATTTCGATATGTGTTGTTCTATATTATTAGAAAGTCCATAGCTTTTTGTGTTATTTGCGATAACTTTGCGATAAGTCTTTTGTGGGCATCTTAACTTTGTTCGTATTTTTGCATCGTACTTTTTTTATTAACCAAACGTAATAGGAGAAAACTATGACTAAGGATGATGTTTTGCAGAAAGCAAACGACTATTGTACGGAGAAAGCGTACACAACGGAAACTCTCACAGATGATTTTAAGGAAAAGTTCTCGGAGTTCTTTGCGAAAAGATACCCAGACGCAGAACCTGATGATGAAAATGCCATTGCTGCATTAAAGTTTGACCTTGACACAGCATTCAGCGCGACATCAAAGGGTCTTACATCAAAGCAAAAAGCCTTTGAGGAAAAAGAGAACGAGTACAAGAATCAGATTGCGGAGTTGACAAGAAAACTTGGCAAGAAGAAAGACAAGGATGACGAACCGAAAATCCCGAAGGAGCTGCAAGAACAGCTTGACGAGTTGAAGGAGTTCAAAAACGCGGAGGCGAAGAAGAATAAATTCAAGAGCATCATCGACATTGCCAAGGAAAGCATACGTGAGGACTTGCACAAGTCTTTTGAGACATACGCAAAGTCTTTCAACGTAGAGCTTGAAAAAGAGGACAAGGAACAGGCCAAGACATTGGTAGCACAGTTCCAAGAAATCTTTCAGGACAGCATCGGTGACATAAAGCCGCTTGCGCCAAAGCAGAT